ACTAATACTTACATAGCAACTAAAGTTTCTACTACTACATTTAATTCTGCACTGGCCAATACCAATAGCTGGATTAAATCCCAGTTAGCTAACACTAACACTTATATTGCCACGAAAGTTTCTACTTCAACTTTCAATTCTGCTCTTGCTAATACTAATACTTACATAGCGACCAAAGCAAACGCTACAAATCCTACTACATCAGGACTTCTAGCACATACTGGTCGTGCTACAATTTCTACGAATCTAGCTGTCACTGGTAATACATCAGTAGTTGGACTAAAAGCCAACAACTCACTTGGTACTTCTGGCTATGTTCTAAAAACAAATGGCACTTCTGCGTATTGGGACGCAATTGGTTCACAAACTCAATACCTACAAGTTGCTAACGCAGTTTCTACATATGCTACTAAGTCTAATCCTACTACATCAGGACTTCTAGCACATACTGGTCGTGCTACAATTTCTACGAATCTAGCTGTCACTGGTAATACATCAATTGGCGGCAATCTAACAGTAAGTGGCAATCTAGAAGTTGATGGTGGAGTTACATATATTTCATCATCAACAATCAAGACCGATGATTCAATGGTTAAACTTGCCGCTAACAATGCGTCAAATGCCATTGATACTGGCATTTACGGAAAGTATGTTGATGGCGCAACAACAAAATATGCTGGATATTTTCTAGATCATACTGACAGTGTATTTAAGTTCTTTACTGGTACACAAACAGAACCAACAACGACAGTAAATACTGGCGCAACTGGTTATGCACAAGCACAGGTAGACGCTATCATTGATGGCGGATCGTACTAACATATATAATTGAGATACAGTCGGAGAGACAAGCGATTCTCTCCGACTTCCTACATAGGAGTTTTGTTTTAGAATGGCCTCAGTTATTAAGATTAAGCGCAGCAGCGTTGCTGGTAAAAAACCTACGACTAGCGATATCGCTACGGGCGAACTTGCGCTTAATACTAAAGATCAAAAACTTTACTCCTCAAATGGTAGTGCTATATTCGAATTAGGTAATGCCGGCGCATTAGCAAATACTAATGCGGCAATAAATTATATACATTATTTTGGTAGAATTTCTGTTGGATCAAATACTATTCTTGCTACTACAGCCAATCAAACTTTTACTCTTCTTGCTGGAACTGGCGTAACATTAGCAGCTAATCCAACAACACGAATAATAACTATTGCTTCAAGTGGTGGTGGTGGCAGTAGTGGTGTTGGCGGATATAATAATTCAACATTAAATGCTTTTCCTGGTACTACTGGAGATTATGATTACGGAGATGGAGAAACATATGTTCAAACTTTTAGTTCAACTGACGCATTTGGTGTCTCATTAGTTAGTAATTTTGATTGTATGGATCCTATCGGTTCTGTTCAAGGGCCAGTAGATTTAAATTAGATATATTAAGAGGTAAAATATGCCAACTATAGTTCAATTTCGTCGAGGAACTAACGCACAAAATGATACCTTTACTGGATCAGCTGGCGAAATAACAATTGATACAACAAACAAAACTATCAGAGTTCATGACGCTTCTACTGCCGGTGGTAGCAGATTAGCTACGGTAAAATATACAGCCAATACTTATGAGACTAAGGCATCAGCAAATACTAGATTAGCAAATACTAACACTTATATTGCTACTAAAGTAAATACTACTACATTTAATTCTGCACTGGCCAATACCAATAGCTGGATTAAGTCTCAATTAGCAAATACTAATACTTACATAGCAACTAAAGTTTCTACTTCAACTTTCAATTCTGCTCTTGCTAATACTAATGCTAGAGACAATACACAAGATTCAAGACTTAATTTAATTAATACCAATCTAACTGCTACAAATACTGCTATTAGGTCTGTTATATCAACAAACGCAGCAACAGAATTAAGTCATCTTGCTAATACTAATACTTACATAGCAACTAAAGTTTCTACTACTACATTTAATTCTGCACTGGCCAATACCAATAGCTGGATTAA